ACAACTTTGTGGGTGTATCATTCATCTACCGTAACGATCCGACTAAAACTGCAGAAGACCTTGGGTATCCTTACCTGCCACAAGAGGTGGTGGATGAGGAAACATTCAAAGCCTACGCAGCAACACTGAAACCCATTGACTTGGAAGCAGCCAACAGCCTCGAAGAGCTAGAGGATGATGGATGTTCTACAGGTGCGTGTCCAATCAGGTAACTTACAAGGTTAGGTTGCCCCCTAAGGATGACTTAATGTTTCCATTTATATCAAGAGAACTCATTGAAGAGTTAGACAAGCGATTCCCTGATAGATCCCCCGCATTTGATGAAACACATACAGAATTGATGTGGCGAGGTGGTCAGCGGTCTGTCGTGGAAATGATAAAACAACTTCACGAAGACCAACTGTCTTCAGATTTAGGAGAATAGCATATGTGCTTTATGAATAGCCCTTCGGCTCCAGAACCAGCACCACCCCCAGCAGCCCCACCCTCTGCAGATCCGGTTATGACAAATATGTATGACCCATCTTCACCTGAGAGTGGCATGGCAGCGGAGAAAGGTGCGGTGTCAAACAAAGCCAAGGGAACTTCCCAGCTTAAAGTAGACTTGGACCCAACGGTTGCATCGATGGGTAAGGCTACAGGCTTACAAATTAATAGGTGATATCAATGAGTATGGGTACTGCCGAGGCGCGGTATCGACAACTCGAACAAACCAGACAATCATATCTCGACAGAGCTAGAGATTGCTCAGAGCTAACCATTCCATCGTTAATCCCTCAGGATACACATAACGAAACCAGTGACCTCTATACACCCTTTCAGGGTATAGGTGCTCGTGGAGTGAACAACTTAGCATCTAAGCTTTCACTAGCTCTCATGCCCCCAAATGCTCCCTTCTTCCGGTTTATGGTAGAGCCTTACACTCTTAAAGAGATGGCTCAAGAACCTGCAGCTAGAACCAATGTTGAAAAACAATTGGGTGAGTATGAACGGGCAGTGATGAGTGAGATTGAATCGTCCGGTGACAGGGTTGCGGTACACGAGGCGCTCAAACATTTAATAGTCGGTGGTAACGTACTGTTACATATCGATCCAAAGAAAACTCGTGTGATTCATTTAGACAGCTATGTGGTTTCAAGAGCACCGAATGGTGATGTACTTGAAGTTGTCATGGTAGAGAATGTTTCACCAAACGCATTAGACAAAGCAACAGCCGCTAACATCCAAGGTAAACTAGAGGGCGATGAGAAGACCGTTGAGGTCTATACTCACGTTGAGAGAAAGAATGCTTTCTTCACAGTTTATCAAGAGGTGAAGGGTAGCGTCATTGCTGGTTCCAAAGGTAAATACAAAGCTGATGCAGTTCCCTTCTTACCCTTACGTTTCTCCCGTATTGACGGTGAGGACTACGGGCGTGGGTTTGTTGAAGAACTACTAGGTGACCTCAAGTCACTAGAAGGTCTCAGCCAAGCTATCGTAGAAGGCGCAGCCGCTGCAGCTAAGGTGTTATTCTTAGTGAACCCTAATGGCACTACGAGGATGCGTAGCATTGCTCAAGCTGAGAATACAGCAATCATCGAAGGGAACCGTAATGATGTTTCAGTCCTACAAATGGACAAGTTCAATGACTTTCGGGTGGCCTACCAAGCCATGCAAGGAATCGAAGAACGACTATCTCAACAGTTTATGCTTCAATCTTCAGTTCAGCGGAATGGAGAACGAGTCACTGCAGAAGAAATCAGATACCTCGCAGGAGAACTAGAGGATACCCTATCAGGTATCTACTCAATCCTGTCACAGGAGTTCCAGCTTCCTTACGTCAACCGTAAGATGGAAGTATTAACCCGTGCCAATAAGCTACCTAAGCTTCCTGAGGACGTTGTTAAGCCTACCATCGTTACAGGTATGGAAGCACTTGGTCGTGGACATGACCTACGCAAGCTAGATCTGTTTATCCAAGGCATGACACAAGCATTAGGACCAGAGGTTCTAGCACAGTACGTCAACCTTCAAGATTATATCAAACGTAGAGCGACTGCCTTGGGCATCGACACTGAAGGTCTAATCAAATCAGAAGAACAAATCGCTCAAGAGATGCAACAGGCACAGATGCAGCAAATGGCTATGCAAGCTGGACCCTCTGCAATCCAAGAGGGCGTTAAGCAATTAGGAAATTCATATGTTGAAAGCCAAAGACAGCAAGGAGCCGCAGAAGCCTGAGGCACCTAAGAAACCATTGGCAGCACCTGCAGTAGTTAAGAGTAATCCGATAAAACGCGAAGACTTCTAATGGCTGGCGGTAAGAAAAAGCCCAACCTCAGTGTGGGTCGTGGAGAGAAGCGATCAGTTTCTAAAGGAGCGGGTCTTACCGCCAAAGGTCGCGCTAAATATAATCGTGCAACAGGCAGTAATTTAAAAGCCCCTGCACCTAACCCCAAAACGAAAGCTGCTAAAGGCCGTAAGAAATCTTTTTGTGCTCGAAGTCAAGGATGGACAGGAGAACGCGGTAAGGCAGCGCGTAGAAGATGGAAATGTTAATTTATGGCTGAAAGTATTACCATAACAGAAGCAGAGACTGGCCCTGATGCACCCGTTGCAGAACAGGATAACTCGACTCGACCTGAATGGTTGCCAGAGAAATTCGCTACAGTAGAGGATATGGCAAAATCCTATGGCGAGCTTGAAAAGAAACTGTCCGGTCCTAGTGAGGAACCAGAGGCAGTCGAAGAGGCTGAAGCACCTAAAAGTGAGGGGCCTGACTTCGACAAGTTTGCCCAGCAATTTGCCAGCGATGGTGCCCTATCTGATGAAAGTTTTTCAGAACTGGAAGGAATGGGTTACCCTCGTGAAATGGTGGAGACATACATTAAAGGTATGCAATCCGCACAGACTGCAGACACAGATGCAGTTATGTCAGTCGCAGGTGGCACTGAGGGTTATCAAGAACTCACAGAATGGGCCAAGGCCAACATGGAGACTAATGAATTAGAACTCTACAACAACATGGTTGGCACAGGCACTGACAACGCAAAGATGGCAGTGGAGTGGCTTATGTCAAAACGAGAAGCTGTAGGTGGTGTTGAACCCACCCTGCTATCTGGAAAGTCTGCAGCACCAGCTAAAGATGAATTCCGCAGCACTGCAGAAGTAGTAGCTGCCATGAAGGATGCCCGATACGGCAAGGACTCAGCGTACACTAAGGACGTTGAAGAGAAGCTAGGTCGGTCCTCAGTATTTTAAATGAAGCTCTGATGGGGGTACTGCCCCCATCAATTTCAGGAGAATCCATGTCTCTTTATAAAAACATTCATGCCAAGCGTAAGCGGATAGCTAACGGTAGTGGCGAAAAGATGCGTAAGGCTGGCTCTAAGGGGGCACCTACAGCAAAGAATTTTAAACGAGCGGCAAAGACTGCCCGTAAAAAATAATTAAATTAGGGGTAAGTAATGATCGATGTGTTGATGCTGGCGGGAGCCGTGTCGCAGGTGGCTGGTGCCATCAGTTCTTCAGTACAAGCTGGAAAAGATTTAACATCAATCATGCCCCTAGCAGGTAGATTGGCTAAACTAGATTCAGAGATTCAGTTGGCTGATGCTGGTAAGCATAGATCTTTTATCAGTAAACTAGGAGCACCTGCAGAAGAAGCTATGGCTATTGCTCAAGCGAAGGCCAAGCATAAAGAAGCTATGGATGAACTCAGGTCTGTCTGTAGGTTGTATGGACCCTCAGGGTTTTGGGATTCCTTCCAGAAGGAACTCACTGCAGCCCGTGTCCGACATAAAGAAGAGTTAGAACGAAGAGCAAAAGCTAGAGACCAAATGGTCTGGGGCATTAGCCTCACCTTTGGTGTTTTATTATTCTTAGCTGGAACTGCAGCTATGATTTATTTTGCAGCGGAATTTTCTTGAGAGGAAACTGACATGCCTCGTTAGGCAGTCGAACTAGACCGATGAACACTCAGACCGGATGCGTCCGACAATCTTTGTAAGTAAGAGCGAAAGTTATTTCCCTTTTAATTTATTCCAAGGATTTGCAAAATGGCAAACGCAACAGCATCACGCTTAGGTGTGGTAAATGGAGCAACACCAACAGATTTCGCATCTGCTAACGCTCTATTTCTGAAAGTATTCGCAGGTGAAGTCCTGACTGCTTTCGATGAAACTAACGTAATGAAAGATCTTCATACCTCACGCACAATCGCGTCTGGTAAATCAGCATCTTTCCCAGTGACAGGTAAAGCTAACGCAGCTTACCACACTGTAGGTACTCCATTGCTGGGTACTCAAGCAATCAAGCATAACGAAATCGTAATCAACATCGATGACGTACTTATTGCTGACACATTTATCGCCAACATTGACGAAGCCCGTAATCACTATGATGTTCGCGCTGAGTATAGCCGCCTCTTGGGTATGGCTTTGGCGAAGGAATTTGACACTCGTACAATGCGTGTAGGTGTATTAGCCGCTCGTTCAGCCGCAACTATCACAGGTCAGAACGGTGGTTCTGCTTTGACTGATGCAGACGCTGCAACTAACGGTGCATCATTGGCTGCTTCTATCTTTGAAGCTGCTAAAGTATTGGATGAGAAAGACGTTCCTGAAAATGAGCGTGTGGCTCTCGTAGCCCCTGCACAATACTACAACTTAGTACAAACTACTGATGTCATTAATCGTGACTTTGGTGGTGCCGGTGTATATGCCGATGGTACTGTTCTGCGCGTTGCAGGTATTCAGATTGTTAAGACTAACAACCTGCCTTCAAGTAACGTATCTGCAGCTACTGGTGAGAACAACACCTACTCAGGTGACTTCTCGAACACAGTAGCACTGGTTATGCAGAAGCAAGCTGTAGGTACTGTGAAGCTCATGGACCTCGCAGTCGAGCGCACTTCAGGTGACTTTGAAGTCATGTACCAAGGTACACTGATGGCTGCTAAGTATGCGATGGGCCACGGCGTATTGCGTCCAGAATGTGCAGTAGAAATTAAGTCTGCTTAATTCTTCTTTGGGTCAGTCCTATTTGGGCTGGCCCATTTTTTTCTTTTCGAGGTAACTATGGCAATACCAAGCGCAATGACCGAATTAGAAGCGGTCAACATTCTTCTAACTACTATTGGTGAAGCTCCTGTTAATACGCTTACTGGTAACCAAGTCACCGATGTAACAATAGCTAATCAAGTAATTAACGAAGTGAGTAGAGAAGTTCAGTCTATGGGCTGGCACTTCAATACAGAATACAATGTTCCCTTAACTCCTGACATCATTAATCAAATACCTTCCCCAGCTAATATAGCTAGGATCGATAGTAAGGATTACGATATTGTCATTCGAGAAGGTAAGCTGTTCAACCTGTTAGATCGTACTT